ATTCGTTATGCCCTATTCTTTATCATTGCGATATTCTTATCGTGGTTTTCTGGCTGGGCAGGATGGTACATCCTTCGTCTATAATCCGCAAAACGAAGCGTAAGCGCATTTTCAAACGAAGCGATAAAACAAGAAAAACGAAGTGTACCCTTGAGAAGTGCCCCTTTTTCCTCCGTTTGCGCAAAAAATAAACCCCTAACATTTAACTGCTAGGGGTTTTATATTTACCAAATTAAAGGTATTTCTCGAAACGCTCTAATCATCCGCTCAGCTGCTTCTGACAGCGTTATTTTATTCTGACGTGCATATTCTTCGATTTTCTCTTTTACATCCACAGGTAAACGAAATTGAACAGCTACTTTACCTAATAAAGGACGCCCAGAGCCTGGTCTTGCACCTCCGTGTTGTTTTTTTTCTTCTTTATTCTCCATTATCCTTACTTTTACATTACTGCGATAGCGTAATATGAATCTGTATCCGAATTGTAATAATCTGCAGCCATCTTTGGAAGAATTTCAGAATAAGTTCCATTTGCGCAATCAAGTGCAATAAACTGATCATCTGTTAAGCTTTCTATCTTTGCTTTAATCTCATTCATTTCCTCGAGGAACTTTGCAATTTCCTCCTGACTTGCTTCATCTTCTTTCATTTGCTCCAAAGTCTCATCGATGTCTACTTCTTGAAATTGAACTTCATCACCTTTTAAAAAGATAGTATAGCAATTAGTTTGCTCATATTGCTCTAAAACATTAATATCATCAGATATACCGCATCCGTCATATTCATAATTACCTGAGCCTTTTCTTTTAATTGTAAGCAATCGTAAATCATACTTATCAGCTATTTCTTGAGCTTGTGAGAAACTTCTAAAACCACAAATAGCATCATCTATATTATTTACTTTTACAAGTTCTAAGCCATTTTGTGTTGCAATATTTTTTAATTCTTGAGTTGTCATAGTTGTATTTCGTTTTACGTGGTTAATATTAAAGGGGGTGGGTGTGAACTCCACCCCTTTTGTTTTTAGTCTTCTACCTTGAATAAAATTCCTATTTGTTTTGTTGTTCCATCGAATTCATAGTCAACGCTCTTCTTGTCATATATTGCGAAAGGTTCATCGCAGCCATCGCAAGTTACAGAGAACTTATCATCATCTACTTCTTCGATGTGCATTCCATTGCAGAACTCTCCGTTAAGTGCTTTTGTGTAAAGGTCAAATGGTGCAACTTCATGACCAATATACTTCATATCTCTACCTGGTTTAGTCTCAAACTCTGCAATTTCAATAAAGCTCTCATCATCTTTAAACTTACTTGCAAGCTCTTCTATCTCTGCAAAGTTTTTGAAACCTAGAAGAGCAGCTGTACCATTATTGAACTCTTCGATTCTGTAAAGTGGATAGTTTTCGAAAACGAAATCTGAAAAATTTTTAATTGTTGTCATAATAGAATTTGTTAATTTAATTTGTTTGACTTGTTGTTTAATTTTTACATTGCAAAGATATGACTTTATTTTGAAAACTGCAAGCACTTTTCAAAATAACTTTATGAAAAGCCCTTATTTTAACTATAATTTAACAAATGAGCATAAAAAAGCGATGAAACTCTTTCAAGTTCCATCGCAAATAAACAAATTCTATGTTAGAATATAATTCTAGACAATGCAAAGATAGTTACTTTTTTACTTATATACAACTTTGCGCTGCACTTAATTATTTACGCTATATATATAATAGGTATATAACAGCATTCGAACAACGTTTAAACGTTATTCGAATGCAGTATAAATCAATGCTTTTTATACACCATTATATCTGTATACTTCGCATTATAGTTCATCGTAGTATTTACCTTCACCTGTGTAGCGTGTGCAAATGGATTGCAGTTATCTTTATTTTCACCCATCCATTCGCAAAGCTCTAATATTTGAGATTTGTTCGAAGTGAAGTAAATGTAGTCATGATTTACAAGTACTGAGAGCACATCGAGATATTCTTTTAATCCCCATGTCATCGTGTAAGTTCCTACTTCAGTTGAAAGATAAGGTGGGTCGACTAAAAACAGCACATTAGGTGTATCTTTATACTCTTGAAATAACTCTTTGTAGTCTTTAGACACTACTTCCACGCCTTCAAGATAACCATCTGCGTTAAATTCATTTTGCCTTACAACATTATAGAATGTTTGCTTTGTTAGTTCATCGAAACTAGTTACATACTTCATGGAGAACAAAAGCGAAGAAGACAGTGTTATATAGTCTAGAAAGCCATATTTCTCTTCATGCGCTTTCACAACTTCTAATATAGCTTCTTTAATATCTTTCGCAATCATTTTATCTCTTGGAAGTTCTTTTGTAAACTTCCTAATTTTAGCAAGTAACTCATTAGTTTGCGGTATTGCCTTTAGACGTCTGCTGTAATTATCAAAATCGTTATAAACGACTTTTGCAAGTGGTTTTTCTTGCTTCGCAGTGTGCGAAAGTAAGCCAGAACCACCAAATAAATCTACAATAGTTATATCATCTTTATAGTGAGATAATATAGTCTTTACATCTTTTATAAACTTGCGTTTTTGCCCCATAAATGGTAGGGGTGCTTGGAAATAATTTTTCTTTAATTGCATAATGTTTTTTTTGTTTTTCGATTATTATTTGTACTTTTGCACTCTCACTTACATATTTCTTTAAATATAAAGCACGTAGTCACGGCAGAGGATTTTGTCCCCCAACCCGTGGCTACGTGCTTAAAGTAAATGTAGGTGAGATGATATTTACAAAAGGTTGGGGGATTTTTTTTGCCTCCCCCAGGGCAAATTAAACAGCTAAATGAAGCTCCTTACTTCCATACTCAAAGATTTCTTTTGCTTCCTTTTTAGCCTTCTTTCGATACTCCTGGAAGTCTTTCCACTCGCTTTCATGCTCTTTCAATCCATCTTCGCTTAAGTAGTTGCAAATCAAGGCTTCTACCTTTGATTGCGAATACTTCTCACGAATGAGCTTTTCTAGGACTTTATCGTAACCCCATTCGCCTGGCTCGAGTTGCAAGAACTCACAAGTAAAAATACCTTCTTTTTCCTCAATAAATGCCGAGAATGAGACAACGAGTAAGCCATATTGGCGTGAAGTCCAAACTCTTACAGGTTTTGTTGATTGTGTAATTTTCATATTTGTTTTTTACTAATTAAAATTGACATACAGGAAGCACCTGTATTCTAAAGTTATTGCTGTAGTTATAATTTATTTCAAAACATTCAGCTACTTTTATTGTTGGGGATTTTTGTTCTACACGAAGTGTCCTCACACTATATGTTCTTCCAAAGTTTGCACGTTGTGAAGACGTCCAAAGCAAAGGTGTATTTTTCACCCCATTTGAGTTCACCGTAAAGCTCATCAGAGAGAAAAGACCATCTCTAATTGCTTGCGCAAATATTCCACGTTCAGCTTTCAAGTACTCTTCTGTGATATAAATAGCTTCACCAACTGCAGGCAAATACCATTCATGCGCCTTAAAGGCTGCACTGAGGCTTTCGTTATGTCCCTTTAATCCAGGCTCAAAAGCATAGCAAAGTGAGTAGGCTGGATAATAATAAGCTGCTATACTATTATCTTCATCGTTATTATTTCGAGGACGATGTATGTTCATAAGTGAAAGCAAGTTATTATATTCGCTACCAACGCTATTTGCAACTGGTATAGGCAAATTAATACCGCTATCTTGTAGAATTACATCACGATGCTTTATTGTAAGCAAAGTGTCTATTTTTCCTACAGGTAGCTTTTCACCTGCTCGATGATCTAAAGTATCAGACGCTAAAAGCGATAAACCATCATAGCGTCTAGCTTCAGCTTCTGAGTTGATTTGCTTTACACCTGGGACAAAATGCACAGAATAATTAGGTTTATCTGTAAGCTGAACATTTGAGAAAGGTGCTCTAAATGAATCGATACCTGCGGTGTCTCTTATTTGCTCCAAAGACAATATTCTTCTGTCGTTTTTATCTTCTGAGATGTAATAGCAAATACCTACAACTGTTAAGTCTTTTCGAAGTTTGTTTGAGAAACTTCCATCGCTATATACATAGTCACCAAGGGCTAATCCTCTCTCATAGAAGCCTACAACTTCAGTTGCATTTAAGATCGTGCCATCGGTTAAATGAGCCGTCACTTTCACCTGTGCTTCAGGCTTTGGTAAATCGTTTTCATTGCCTACACGTCTTACTTTTAGAACACCTTTATCTTCATCTATTGTAGCAAAGTTGTTTTCAGAAATACTCCAACGCAAAGACTTAATATTATTGCCTCTTTCTGGACGAACTTCTGCGTACAGCTGAACATCTTTAGGTGATGCAATGTAAAGCTCACCACTGATGTATATATTTGTTACTGCAAACTTCTCATAAGAGATATAAAGTTTGTTCGATTCATCGTCTATGTCTCCCCAGGCTTTCACAAATGCACGCTTTTGTTCATAGGTTATCTTCACATTTGAAGTGAAGGTGATTTTACCAGTTACGTTTGCTCCAACTTCTGCAAGTTTAGCAATGAACGCTACATCAGAGGTCGTAAAATCAACTCCTCCAAGGGTTACATTTGAAAGTGGTGCGCCTGCTTTGTATATCTTTTGAAGCAACTCCAATCCATTAATTTTAGGACAATTTGCGAACTCGTAAGTATCGATATTTGAAATGCCTGCAAGGTTTAAATTCTCTTCTTTGAGAGATGTTAAGCCTTTTAGCTTAAGCGTGGTAATACTCTCTGGAAGAACTAGCTTTGTAAGCGAACTATTCTCTGACATCACAACGCCTTTTATCGGTGTGCCTGAAAAGTCAACTTCTTGCAAAACACCACTTGAAAGGTTGATGAGGCTTCGAAGATTTACCACATTGCGAACGATTACTTTTTTAAGCATTCCACATTTCGAAAGGTCGAAAGACACACCTCTCTCATTGGTGTTTGGCTTTTCTTCAGAATAGTTCATAATTAGCTCCTCAAGTGATTTTAAAAGCGTCATATTTTGGTCAAATTTAAAATCACCTAAGCCCTCTAAACCATGATATATTACATCTCCACTTGCCTTTGTAGAATAAGTCTTTAAGTCCGTGATCATGTCTGCATCGTCAATATCAAATGTAGCATCTTGAGGATTGGTGAAGCCAAAAGGCAAAAGCCCATATTCACCTTTAATACTTCGCACCGTTGAGAAGTTATTTGCACCCCACTGTACACTTGCATACATAGGTGAATAATGCTTTATAGCTAAGCCTTTTCCAGTTTCGTACAAACGTAAGCGCAAGTTGTTTACAACACTTGAACCACAACAGTATTTGCTATCCAAATAGCGTGAACGCTTTGTTAAGAAGTATTCCATTAGCTTAAGTTTATCACCATAAGCCTTGGTGAAATGCCCTGTATTTGCATAACCCATTGCATCTGCATTGTAAAGGTTTTCACACCATTTCTTCCAATAGTCTTGGTAGCGTTTAAACATGTAGGTTGCGTTCAAACCTGCATCTCTCATAGCCTTATACATAGTAGCAATATCATCACTCCAACATTCGTGTATCAAGTCTATTAAGCCTGATAAACGACCATTAAAGACAGGCGAAAAGCCTGATGTAAGTTTGGGTTGCCAAGCGTTATTGTCGTTGTCAAAAACTTCACCCTGAATGGCTTCTGTTTCACCAGTTAATGGGTTGAAGGCGTCGTTCCATTCAGCCCAATACTTAAAGGCTAAAACACCCGAATTGTTGAACATACTTTGAGAGTCTGTATCACGTTCAAATAGACGTGCAGTCGCTTTTCGCACACTTCCATCTGTATTCAATTCTATATCGTCAAAGGCGGTACTCATGTTCTTGTCAAATGAATCCATTCCAATAATGAACTGATTAAAGATGAAGTAGAATATAGCATCTACCTTGTTCAAATACTCCTGGTGAGTGTTTACAAATCTAGCCTTGCGATATGCTGGAGTGTCTTTGGTGTAACGCACTCCATTATATGTAATGGCTGTTTCCAATGTGCGATACTCACCATGCTGCACCTTGTATCTTTCTGCTAAATGAGGATTGCACGAAACCACCCAGTTGTGAAACCTTTTAATCACTGCAATCTCTTTATTCGCTTCTGCGATATTGTCTGTTGCTGATTTTACTGCACCAAGCTTATTCTTTTTATTCACTGGTGATTTCTTAGGAACACGAGCATAGTATATAGGAGACTTGCTACTGGTTGCATTGCTTTGCACAACGCTACCACCATCAAGATAAGCATCTGTAATCTCACGATTAAAGAAGTTCACATTCTCATCTACCTCCCATATTTGCGCTTTCTTATAGTCCTTTGCAGGGAAGCCCATAAAACTTGCGCTATACTTATTATTTATCAAGTTATAGATAGATAAGAACACGGGTGATTTACTTCCTGATGAGCTAGTTTTGCGAAAGCCTATTTCTGGAAATCCGCTGAGGCTTTTTCTGAAAGTAACAGGCTTAGAGCTCTCTGCTTGCGCTCTTTGGAAAGCCGTATACAGGTCTGTGTTTGTCTTTGCAGTATTTAGTAATATCTCTTGAAAGAGATTCATTGCTAAAATATTGAAGATACCTTCAGAACTTGCAAAGTTCACTTTGTGTACTACTTCCTTTTCGCCTTGCTCGACGCCTGGTGTGATTGAATATGAAGTACTCTTTTCGTTAGAGTGTTCAGGGTCTAATGTGATTTCGACTGCGCTGCCATCTCCATTTTCGAAAATCTCCGCCCAGTTCTTGTATGGTGAAGGATAGCCGTTTGATGAAGTACCATCAGCATTAAATAAGTGAGCTCCAACTTTAAATGGTGCGCAGGCATTTCCATCTGTAGATTTGTTCCAGGTGGGATTCAAGAATTCAGTAGCATTAATCGCTACATTTGGATTGTTCTTATTGTAAGGCAGTTCGTCGATATTCCAAATAGCAATAGGAGTAGTTGGGAGTGCCTTTTTCACCTTGTCAAATGAGATAATCTCATCGGGATTGTGAATATCTCCAGATGTGTTCAAAATATCATTTCTTCTTGCTATTGATATTTTACCAAAGCGCACAAAGTTTCCACCATCGTACACATCCTCGATGTCTGGTGTGTCATAAGCGAAGTTATCTAGCACTTGCTTAAAGTTAAGTGCTTTGTCGTATATTCGAATAGAATAAAGCTTAACGTCTGCCTGCTCACTTCCAATGGTGAGTTCTTTTGCTACTCCTTGCTTCCAACTTGCACTGGTGTAGTCGAACATGCGAACAATTACACCATTAATATAAAGGTAAGCGAGGTTCACATCTTTTTCTGTTACGCTACCACCACCAAGATTGTTGCGTGTGTGTGTTGTAGTTCCGTCTATTACAAAGCTTACTTTCACTCTAGAACCTTCTGGGAAATAGGTTGTAACGCTATCTGTTGCGCATCCAAATTCTATTCTACCAGGATAAATCCTAAAGCCTACACCTGCATGAAAGCACTGTGCAATAATTGCACTTTCGTTGCTACAAACACCACTTTCAAGTTCAAGTTCAATTGTTCTACCTTGCTTATTACCATTTGCTCCGATATCGGTTGCAAAAGGCAAAAAGTCTTTTAACGTTACACTTTTACCTGCCTTTATAGTTAAGCCTTGACCGTCTAGAAAGCCGTTATTTTCATCAAGAACGAAGTTCTCACTTCTCACTAATCTTGCAGTTTGAACGCCTTTATATAGAGAAGTAATGTTTTGCGCTGAAAGGTCGTTATTCGCACGACCACGCATAGGTATATACACCTTGCACTCATCGGCTGCAACAATAGAAATACCAATTGTCTCGACTTCAATTCTTCGAGTAACTGAAAGCTGTCCAACAGAAATCACCACATCGACGAAAGGCAAATACCTATTGTCATCAAGTGTAATGTTTACACTTTGTAAGCCTGAAGATTTATCAAGTTTTAGTGTTACTTCTTGCTCCAAAAGGTCTAAAGTTTCACCATTGAATTTTAGTTGCACTTTTACTCTCGCTTTGCTTCCTGCATCATCATCAGGAAGATAGAAGAAGTAAGGGATATTCACAACGCTAAACTGCTTCACCTTTCCAATGAATCCTTTTCCAAGTGAAAGCGCAGCCTGTCCATTTCCATTTTTCACACCCTTAATATAAGTCGTTGTGAGTGTTTGAGTTCTAAGACCTAGTTGTTTGTTTTCCGCCCAGATACTGATATTGTGAGCTCCAAGGCTATACTTTTCTAATTCATCAATGATAAACTCACCACTTGAATTATTGATGCTCTTAGTGTATGTATCTGCTCTTTTGCCGTCTTCAACACGACAATAAACGAGGGCTTCCACTCCTCGTGAATTGACACGCAAAGACCACTTTCCAGATTGGATTACACTTTCATCGTAAGAGTTATCGAATGACAAAGCAATATTATAGGTTTTGATATTGAAAAGGAATTCTTTTCTTGCGCCATGTGAGTTGCTTACAACAACCTTTACTTTGTTGGTTTCTTCCTTTAAGTAGTCGCTTAAATCAAACTCATAAGTATTTGCTTGCGCTGTTCCGCTAGCTTTTAGAACTTGTGTAAGCTGTGCTATTTCTACACCGTTAATTTCTACAGTTGCTTCACCATCTGCAGTGTCTTTTTCTGCAGGGTTATCTCCCCAATAGCAATTGTAAGATAGTGCAAGGGTGTTTCTTGAACCTTGCGCCATTGAAGTTGCAGGATAACGTGTGATAACCGTGCGAAGTGTATAGCTTTCTTCTGGTTTATTAGAATAAAAGCTAAACTCTTTTAGAACTTTATCTGCATACAAAGTTCTATCGCCAAACCATTGTGTAAACGCTTCTTCATTTGCGAAAAAGCGCATTGTTTGCAAACCACCTTCTCCACTTTCAATATTGAGATAGCCAAACTTCTCTGAACCAAGTTTGCTCAATTGATATTTTATGAATTCTTCAACTCGGCTACCTTTAAAGCCCTCCCATGATGTTGTAAGGCTTTTTATTTCATTGTCTATTGCTTTTGCCATAACTACTTCCAAGTGTCATTGTTTAACCATTTATTTTCGCTTTTCCAAACGCCAGAGCCAAAGCAGCTCTTTACCATTTGCCAGATAAGACGTGTGCCTTGCATGACTTTTGAAACAGCCTTTCGACCGATTTCAACTGAACCAACTTCTTTATTATTTAATCTTATCATTGATCATCCTCCAGTATAAGATAGCACCTGTCATCTTCGACTTTCTTTTCATGTACAAGAGTGTTATACTCTTCCTGTGTGAGAATTCTTGCTTTGAACTCTTCTCTTTTTAAAAGTGCCTTTTGAAAGAACCCCCATTGCTGGTTTTGCTTTTGCTCAAGAAGACGATAGCTCTCGCCGATTTGCCCCTGAAGAGTAGATTCACTTTCTCTCAAGGCATCTTGCAAAGAAACCTTTTCTACGTCTATCTTTCTTTCAACGGCTTGAACTGCCTGCTCACGTGTAGAAATCTCATTATTTAGATTGTCTTCGAGTTCTTTTCCTCTTACACCTGGAAAAGCCTGTCCTTGCGAAATGCCAATTGCAACTTTATTGATATTACCAATTAGCTTCCATCCTGGATTCTCAAAAACATAGATTTCTCCATTATGAGCATCGTTTGCATCTGCTTCGTTATAAACACTGACAATTTGACCAAAGCGCAAAGGCTTATCATTTGCAACTGGTGAGGCGTCTCCCTGCATTGCAGTAACCGAAGAATAGACTTTCACCACTGCTAGTGAAGAACTATTTTGCTCTATTGATGAGATAAGTGAGAGCGTGTCTGCAATCAATCCTCCGACTTCTTCAGGGGTAATTGAGCCTTCTATATGTCGCTTGCGCAGAACCTCTGCACGTTGCTGTAAATCATAAATATTCATCATAGCGTAATATCTAAAACAATTGGACAATCTCGAGGTGTTAAGTTTGTATCTACAGGCTCAAAAACAAAAACCTCACTAGTTGTACATATCAACTTACCAAGAGATGATCCAAGTTTACCTTTAACATCAACTCCTTGTCTAAATGAAGTTTTCCACTTAGATGGTGCAGGCATGCTATCAAAAATTGAATAAAAATTGCGACCTGGCCATTCATACTTACTGGTCCACACGGTTGCGTTACTCTCGAGCTTTGCTTGTACACGATATCGTCTGTTTACTTCACGAATTGAGAATGTGCCTGAATATCCATTATAGAAGTGTTCTCTCCAAACCATATTCTGCCAATCTCCAAATTTGATTCTCTCTTGCAACAAATCTGCAAATACAGCAATAGTTGTAATATCGTAAGCTTCTGCAACACCATCTTTTGAAGAAGAAAAATACACTTCTTTTTCAATTCTGCAAGGGTGTTCTTGACCGTCTGCAAAAAGACGATTATCCGATGTGACTTCACGAATGCAAGCATATATAGGCATACCTTCTGTAATATCTGCAACTCGTGTTTCATTCCATGATAGGATGTCACCTTTTACATACATCGCACCAGGCAAAACAATAACGCCACCTTCAGGTGCTCGTTTTACTTTTGGTCGATTCATTGCAAAGGCTTCGACTTCTTCGCCTACAAGAGACTTAATCAAAAGCAAAACAATATCCTTTGAAAAGCTTTGGAGCAATTTAAGATCGTCCAAGTGAATTGGCATTCCGCCATCGTGAAAATTAATCTCTTTCATACTTCGTATAAATTAATGCTGTATCTTTTACCAGCTGGTTTATAAACGTTTAAAGCATTGACTATTTTTGTCAAAAATTCTCCTTTGTATTTGTCTTTTTCTATCTCTAACGATGTGCATAAAAATGTAGGGATATGCACTATAAAGTTAGGTTTGTCAGGCACTTCTCCTAGTTCATAAAGAATGAACTTGTTATTGATAAATGGTGCTATCTGGTTCTCATCTGCAAAGTATACATACACCTTATTACTATTGTCTATCTCTTCAATTTGTATCTCTCTATTCTTTAAGAAGAACAAACCATTAAGATAGCTTTCTATCGATGTTCGCTGAGCCGTTGTATCAAGCCTCCTTTCGACGTCGTTCTTCTTTTTTAAGAACTCCTCGTGTATATATATAATAGGTATGATCATCGCCTTCAAAATTGCAAGAAGTACCTTTGAGCGCAAGATGGGTGGAACAAGCTGCTCTATCCATCTGTTAAAGTCTACGTTATACCACATACTCAATCGTTTTATCAAGTCCAACTGCAATGAAGCTACCACCTACTGCAGTGTAGTTATTACCTACAATTTCTTTAAATTCATCGCCTGCTTTGTATTTGCAAACACCAAGTGCAACATCTACAACCCCATCTACACGCTGAATAGCATCAACAAGCTTTGTTTTGTTGAATGTTCCACCATATACAATATCTGCAAGATAGTTCTCAATTGCATGTTCTACTACCTTTTCAGATGAGGCTATATCGACGCCCTGTCGGTTTATTTTCAAAGGGTCAACGACAACCTTCACCGCAATAGATAATTCATCTGCTTTTCTTGTTCTCACGTTTATCACCACTCCTGCTATTTTAATAGCATTTATATAGTGTTTAAACGCTGTTAAAAAGTCATCTTGAAGCGGTGTCGGCTTTCCGTCTTGCTCTGCAGACACTAGCATTTCAATCGAGGCACCTCTATCTCTTACAGCTACATATTTTACAAGCTGTTTTGAAGTGTCGACTTTCGCATATTCATATCCAAATGTGCGAGGATTTAGGACCAACGCATCGCCATACTGAAAAGCTTTTGCCTTATCAAAATACCATGGAATACTTGCAACCACTGCTCTTGATATTTTCTGCTCGACGTCTTGCGTAAACTTTTCAAAGATGCTTTCTAACACATAGTGGCACGCTGCAACTATATAAAAAAGCAAGTTTTCTAAACTCACTGCAGAAAAGCAATCAGCAAAACGAGTTTTGTCTGGTGAAATCCCATAAGCATCACGAATTGCTTCATCTTGCATAAATGCATCTGTCATTGTACGCTTTATTTCAGATATAGATCTTGCCATTACTTAAATGATGAATTAAAGATTTTATTAAAGATTCCCTGTCTAGCTTTTGAACGTGAATCGTAAGCAGTTGCAGGTGATATTGAATGCACCTTGCAATACTTCTGCAACACCTTATTATATATATGCTGGTGAAGTTGTAGCTTTGTGCCAGGCTTTGGTGTTTCGCTTACGCTTTGACCATTATCCAGTGAAAGCTTTACAACTGCTTCCAAACATCCATATTCTTGGATTGCTACATCTGCTAGGGTTTGACCATTTTTCGCAAGAACTTCCATAAGTTTCTTGATTTGTAGACTACATAAGCTATCACTAATAGAGCTATAATTATTGCTATTATTCTAGCTAAATTCGCAAGCGTGAAGTCGTGTGTAACTGTTTCTTTCTTTTTTATTCCTATAATATTCTTCTGCTTTTGCGTTCGCTCTTGCCTAACGTTTTGTTCTATATTTTTAAGATCCGTTTTGCGTTGCCTGTCGTGAAATAAAAACCGCTCTTTCGACAGCAGTTTTCCTGCATCGTTATAGACTAATACCACCGAATCTCGAACGACTATTGAGTCGAGATAAGAGGTTAAATGTTTTACCACAAATGAATCACGCAGCACGACCGAATCTCGCACAACGGTTGTGTGCGTTTCTGCTGCTACTAGCTTTTTTGAACTGCAACATCCTGTTGTTAAGAATAGAAGCAGTAAGTAGATTAGATGTCTCATGTTTTATAAGTTTTTATATTCGACTTTAGCATCGAAGCAAGGACAAGCTTTTATTCTCTCCCATGGATCAACAATGCCGTTTTTATTTGTGTCTGGTGAAAAGTCTCTATGTCCCTGAATAACAGCATTTGGGTACTTCTTTTTTAATGCTTTTAAAAGCAATAAAAGCGACTTTTTTTGCTCTTCAGTTCTGTTATCTACAGGCTTTCCTTTGGCGTCAATGCCACCGATGTATGCAACATTTATAATATTCGAATTGAATCCCTTTACCCCATTGCTTACTTCGTCTTCTGAAAGCGTGTTAAAAACCTTTCCGTTCACATCCACGATATGGTGGTAGCCTGGTTTTGACCAGCCTTTTCTTTTGAACTCAAGTAAGAGTTCTTTAATAGTTGCGTGCTGACTGCTAGCTGTGCAGTGTACAGCTATGTATTTAATATTTCTCATGTTCTTGTTCTTGTTCTTCTTTCTTTATCTCTTTTTCAACAAACGTTTTGATATCGCCATATTTCGAGTTAATGTAAGCCTTTATACCGAACACTGAACCAGCGTAAACGAGGCATTGTCCTACATACCACAAAACAGAATCTTTCAAGTCGTAATTGTTGAAGAAAAAGCATAAAAACACAAGGCAAACACCACTAGCAAGCATGCCTAGCGCACTGCCGTACTGAATCCATTCTTTTGTATTCTTTTGCATAATTTCCTCCTTTCTTTCTTTTTAGTAACTTGCATTAATTTCAATTCCTCCTGTAGTTATTCTCACCTTATCTACATTCTGATTATCAAGTTCCAGCTGCTCTCTGATTCGACTTCTCCAATAAAGGATGTCGTTGTCCAAAAGCATATCTTCAATACCAACGCCCACCTCTGGACGCTCTTTGAGCTCTCCCTGATGAAGCACCAAGATTAACGCTTGATTTTGCCTAAGCGTGTCGCCCAAATGTAAGCCTGAAAGTATTTTGCCTTCATCGTCAAACTTTGGCTGTACATCTATCTCGAAGTTATTTAATTTTATAGCTCTCATCAATGTTTTATTTTTTCATCCTCATAATCTGCTCTTTGCAGTTGATGCGCTGATGTTGTAGGCGGTGTTGTCGGTCCGTTTGGTGCTGTGTGCGTGTGCGAATTAAAGACTTGAACTAGCTCATTAAGCTTTGCAGTTAAGGCTTCAATATTGATTAATCCACCAAGTTTACCACCGTTAATGGTGATGCTCTCTGCAACATCCACAGCTACTACTACAAGGTTTGTCATGTCACCTGAAAGACTTGCAAGAATGACAGCTGAACCAATTGCAGGCGTTATTAGGATTTGCGTTTCTTCTTGTTTTTCTGAAGCACGCAAACGCACATCTGAAACAGTTAAGCTACCTATTTCAACAGTGCATGTGATACCGCTAACTTCTTTCACAATTCCTTGCAAAATTGTAACACGACCACCTCCTGATGATGCCTGTTTAATTAGCGTTGCGAGTTCTTTATACTGATCCATATTAGCTTAATCTATATCCTAGTTCAACTTTGCGTTTTCCTCCACCTTCTGAAAATTCAGTGGTCACCGACCTCACGAAATAAGTACCATCTTTGTAGGTATAATCGCCATCGTGAATACTTGCTGTATCACCTGGATTACACTCTGGAATTAACCAGGTTGTAATACTTCCGTCATACCCATCAAAGGTGCGTCTTTTTACTTCTGCTTCTCCTCTTGCTTTCATACTTGCAGTATCCGAGGCGTGGCATTTCACTTCGACTTTTTCGCCACCTGTAGAGCCGACTTCTATTTCTTTCACTTTGCCATCAGGCATTATGGCTTTTACAACGACTTTTACCTTCTTATCTTCTGCTCGTTTAAAAGATAGTTCTGCTTCTTCGATGTTCACAGCAAAATCGTAAAAACGCTCTTTGCCTATAACTTCACCTGGTGGATGTATATGCAATACACCATCTTTTAAATAGATGTCTGCTCCGCATTCTTCTTGCACCTTCTTTAAAACATCATAGCCTGTTGCATCTCGAATTACGAATTTGTCATAAACCCATGTATAACTGCAATCTACCTTGTAATTTTTGCCTATACCTTTTACAACCTTTGAAAGCAAGTCACTAAGTGAAATCTTCTTGAGTTCTTCATTTGGCAAATCCTTTCTAAACTGAAATAAATCATCTTCGCAAAAGAGTTTAATGCTTCCACCATCTGTTGAAATTCTTTGCAAATAGCCTTTAAACTCTTCTTTTATTCCAACTTCTTTATAGCCTATACTAACGCTCACTTCATCGCCTCGTTTGATTTGCTCTTCTACCTCTAAAGCTTTATTTAGCCTAGCAGCAGGAAGAACAATCTCGCAAGTATCTGCAAGTAATTCTACACTTTTATGAATGGTGATGCTGTCTACCATTCCAAGATAGAATTCACCTATTTTTACTTCGAAGTCTAGTGTGTACATAGTTACAGGTTATTTGTTTCGCAATCCATTATATTCTTCACGTCCCAAAAGCAACTTGTAGTCGTTGTCTGAAACTGCCTTTATACTATAGTTCTGATTCTCTGTTCCACTGGTAAAAGGCAACTCCCATTCTTCAATGACGATGTGGTTTATTCCGAAAATCTCTAGTAGTGGTGAAAGACATGATACAGATGCTGCTTCACAGTGCTTTCGCAATTTTGATACATCTTGTTCAGGATATTTTCCATCAGTAGAAATTAAAACACCTTCGATTGTGATTTCGTAATCGTCTTGCGCCCACCGCTCTTTGATGCTTCCACGAACACTACCTTTATTCACATTGCGCTTTTTGATGATATTTTTGCCTGTGATACTGATCATAGGTTCGAATGGTAGCAACCATGACTTTGCACCTGGTTCTTCTATTCGAAGTTCAAGGGGCATTGCCATTGGAATTCCGAGTGCATTGGTTCGCACCATGTCCTCGAGTTCTTCATCACTTAAAGCTTTAATGCTATCGTAATCTTCGCTGTCGACATTCGCAATTCCAATCTCACGAAAAAGCCAGTAAGGGGGTACTTTTCCTCCAATGATGCGCAGTGCAAGATTTTCAAGTACAAAGCGATGAGCCTTGTTATTCACATTTAGTGGTAAGCCTTTATCTAATATTTCTCTGTACTCCATAATTAACCTCTATCTGTTGATGTTGCAATTGCGAGTGAACGATTAATGCATTGCACAACTACTCTTTCAAGTTCTGCTGTGTCTGCTTTATCTGACATGTGAACATGGATGGCATCAAAGAATTTAGAAATATTCATGGTGATAGCGGTTGAACGCTTTCCACCTGTTGCAATTTCTTCTGCAGATTTACCATGTTTGCCCTTCTTCTTTTTGCCTTTACCTTTTTTGCCTTCACCGAAAACTACTTCGTTACTTGTTGTTTTTGCAGAACCTTTAGTTCCTGGCTCTGCTATCTCAGACTTGCTTTCAGCTTTCGCTTTGTCCTTTGCTCGCTCATTCTTTAGGTTCTTATTAAAGTTAGCACCGATATTAGTTGCAGTGTCATAAGCTGAAATGTAGGCTTTCTTAAAAGCGTTATAACCACTTATCTGCTTAATGCCATCAGTGAATGAATCCGCTGCACCTTTGAAATCACCTTTAAACAACTTATAAAGTGATGTCGCAACACTGCCTAAGCCTTTCACCAAGTCCGTAATTCTATCAATCAAGAAGTCTTTTAAGATATTTCCGAACTGCTTTATCGTGTCCCACATTGTGATTAAGAAGGCTCTAAAGCCTGCAAACTTAACCCAGGCATATCCTATCGCTGCTACAAGTGCGACAACTGCAGTAATCACAAATCCTATAGGGTTTGTTGTCATTGCTGCGTTCAATGCCCATTGAACTGTAGTCCAAATAACAGTTGCTGCCTGGCAAAGTTTTGAAACAACCAAATAAGCTGCTAACGCTGCATTGTAGACTTTCCACATAGTGAAGATAGCTAGCACAACTCCTCCAAGTATTGCTAATTCGGTTTTGAACTTCATCACAAACTTGATGCATGCACCAAACGCCCTGAATACCATCTGTAATCCATTTGTGATAGTTGGAATAATGGCGGTAATTTGATCAACCAATTCACCAATAGGGCTATTAATGCCTTTTGAAAGCTCTTCTGCACTCGTTACAACTGTATCTTGAAGTGTTGAAAGCTTTCCTTCCAGGGTTTGGCTTTTAGCTTCCATCATGCCGTGGAACTTTCCACCTTCACCAGTTGCATGTGCAATTGCTTGTGCTACATTTTCAGCAGTGATTTGTCCTTTAGACATCATGTCTTTGAGGTCCGAAACAGATTTGCCTGTCATCTCTGAAAGTTCATAAACTGGATTAAATCCAGCGTTGATGAACTGCTGTAAATCTTGACCCATTAAGTAACCTGTAGAAGATACTTGACCCATCACAAGTGAAAGAGATGCGAACCTGTCTTTATTACCACCTGAAATATCACCTAACTGCTTCATCAGTGGCAAAACTTTTTCAGTTGAAATACCAAAGTTAAGCATCTGTTGCGCCCCCTCGACGAGTTCCATTTTGCCGAATGGTGAATGGTTTGCAAAGTCGCCTATTTCTTTAAGCATTGCGCCTGCTTTCTTCTCGTCACCCACAAGAGTTTTAAACGCAACAGCGGTGCTCTCGGCTTGCGCTCCAAGACGTGAAACTGCACCGATACCAGCACCGATGAGCGTTGTAGGATTCATCAAGAATGCCATACCTGGGATGCTCATTAAACCAGACTTGAAAGAACTAAAATTAAACGTCTTTGTAAGTGCTGTTTTCGCCTCCAAAGATTTTAATTTTATGTTATCAAGCTGTTTTTCGCAAAGACGAGCAGTCGCCAAAGTGTTACCTGGCGTTGCCGTTATCTTTATTAAAAATTTTAAAGCATTATCCATCCTTTTCTAGCTTTCTTATTTCACTCAGATTTTTTATCGTTTGCGCCCAAACCTCGTCGGGCATTTCGTTAGGGTCAATCGAAAGGTAATAGCGGAGTACGGTGTCCCAAAAGAGAATATCTACACCATCCGAAGTATCAACTTCAGCATCTTCTAGAGCTTTTTTATTTCTGCTTCTTTCACCTCCAAGATTTCTTGCATCTTTTGGATTGCTGCTAAGAACAAAGAGTCATCCTCTTTAATTTCCTCATCGCCATCAACCCATAAGGCATTCAGCATTACTTCGCTCATCTTGATTGGATCTTTCACAGCTGAAGCATAAGATAAATCCTTACGAGTTGGACGATGCAAAATGCAACTCTTATCTTCTACTGTTATCTCGAAAAGCTCACCGTGTTTAGCTTTCCACTCTTTAATTTGCTCTTTTGTAAACTTCATCTTTTACGCTTGTTTTTTGTTTAAAAAAATGAATGGAATAGCCTTTTCAAGGTTCTTGTCACCTTGCTTCCACTCTGTATTATCTTCTGTAAATTCTACACCGATAAGAATGTCTGTTGTCATGGCATCACCTTGCGATGGGTCGCCATACGCAACGACGATGTCTATCGACGTGTTCAAAATATCACCTTTAGCAGCTTCACGAAGTGCTAAATACTCACTTTGCACAAGGCTAATTTCACCGCTGTAATCGTAATTACCACGCTGTACAGAGTGAGGCTTATTGCCCTTTGCATGGAGCAATTCCTTTTCACGCTTAATGTTGTACTTGATGCCACGCAAGCCAGTAATGTTGCGTCCACCCATTACAACGGTGATGTCTGCCCATTCATACTCTCTTGAATTAAACATATCTTTTAAGTTTTATAGCAAGGTAGGATTTAACCTACCTTGCATTATTTTACTTTTTACCTTTTGACTTTCCACTCTCTTCAACCAAGAAGCCTAAATTCACGTCGATAAAGCGTGAATAGCCAAATGGTCTAACTTTGATAGTTACATTGATTTTGCTAGTTGCAAGAACATTCTGCGAAGCATCAATGAAAGCTTTACAGCCTTCGCCTGCTTCTGTTGCAGATAGTTCGCCTGCTGCAGTCATTGCACGATTGATAGCATTCTCGATTTCTTGCTGCCAAGCCATCACAACGCCTTGATGCAATGTGCCATCTTCATTCACAGTGAGCTCATCTAACATGAAGTTAAGAAGTGCGTTATAGGCAATTCGATAAGCCTTATCAATAGTTCTTCGAGCAGTTAAGTGCGAGTAGTCGTCGGTTTGCTCGCAAGCCATCTGATCATCCACGAAGTAGTATCCGCTTTTGCCTACATACTTACGAGGAGTGATATAGCCTGCGTCGTACAAATCAGAAACAAGACCGAAAGATTCTTCCACGGTATTTTCACCTAAGAACATCTCAAGAGGGAATAGCGAACCATCTTTAACACGTCCAACGTTACGTTGAACTGGAATGATAGCTAATCTTCCAGCTAGAGTTCCAACGGCAGCACCTTCAGAAGATTTAGTGGTATCACCAATAAGAACTGCTACACGATTGTACTTCTCTTTGCGCAAGGATTTAGGCTTTGTGCCTTTGAAACCACGACCTTCAAGAACTACGAAAAGAGGTGCAAAAAGACTCTCCGTTGCCCATTCTGCAAGTTGTTGCGCCTTTGGTAAAGCTGTAAAAACATCTTCATCAAGACCTTGCGTTGTAACTGTCGCTTCTCGACCGTCACCAGCCACAAAAATGCCACGGAGAGCACCATTTTCAGAGGTGATAAGCTCTCGAATTACACCGCTTTCTTTATCGCAAAGCTCGGTGAATGTTTTTGTTTTGTCCACGCCAAACACAATCACCTTTGTGCCTTCTGGCACTTCATTATAGAAGTCTTCAACATGCTTAAATAATCGTGGATTGTTTTCCGATGTAACGCCTAACTTTTTCAAATCATCTAGCGAATGAATGCTATATGAAGTGTCAAGTTTGAAAGTTTCTGCAACTGCTGCAGCTGCGATAACGAAGGCAAACAAGCCGTCGGGAGAATCCCCGACGATGCCTAGCTGACCATTAAGAAGTTGAATTTTAATTCTTGGTAACATATTCACTCCTCCTTTTATTTAGATGCTTCAGCTAACAGGTAAATACCCTTCTTGTCGTATCTGCGGACAGAACCACCAGTGCGAAGCAAGAATGAGTAGATATCACCATAGTAAAGTGGGTTGTTTTCTGAGTCAAACATCTTCACTTCACCAATAGCACGTGAAACTGAAAGCTTATGCCATGCGAGTGCTGCTGCTAATTCTCCAGCTTCGCCAGTTTCGTCCCAAGGAAGTAAGGTCTTATCGTTTTTCACACGAAGAACCTTTGAACGCTTCATGATATTGAAACCATAAAGATTACCAACAATACCTCGTTGAACGTCTGTCGAGTTTGCGAAAGCCCACTTATCTGTATCTGCTAAATCAGCTAGCAAATCAGCGTACATGTATGCATCTAAAAGCAAATAACGATCGCCTTCTGGAATGTTATCTGCATCAAATTTTGTCATCAAGTTAATAACATCTTCTTTGCAGATGCGCTTGCGCTTTCCAATTGAAGTTGCAGAAGTGTGAGCGTCACGCTCTTTTGTGCCTGTTGTAAGAATTACCTGTTCTTTTGGAACTAACTTACCCCAACACTCAAGCAAGCTAACATGTGCTTCTTCTTGAAGTTGTGACTTGTCATTTTGCAAGACGCTGTTGCGCTTATCGTAAGACAACTCAACTGTGTCTATATTTGGAATATAGATAGGATCAGTTGTGAACTCGTCGATTACGTATTCCAAATCGTGGTCTGTGCGTTGATTCACAGTTGCAGGTTTGGTTTGGCGATTCTTTTTCACACCAGAAGGAGCACCAGCATTAGGGATGTGAACCTTATGGTTTGAAACGTGAACTGAATCGTCTACTGATTTTTCAGCAAATGAGTTCGTTGGATAGAAGTTTTCGACCAGCGATTGTTGCCAAATTTCTTTGTTTAATGCCATTGTAAATTCTTTTTAATTTAAACCAATAAATAAGTAAATAATAAGTAAATGTAGGTGAGATAATATTACAGAGGATTACTCCTTATAATCTATTCCAAACTTCTCTTTATACTTTGCCTTGAAAGTTTCAGGAGAAGCAGCACGAAGGGTTGCAAGCTCGCCTGCTTGGTCGAGTTCATCCCAACTCTTATTAGCGATATTTTCTGCACCCTTGTTCTCAGGAGCAAAGACAGAAGAAGCCCTTACAAAAGGATTTGCTTTCATTGAATTAATCAATGCTTCTGTATTTTTTCTATCACTTTTCATGAGGTTTGTAAAGCTTTCTTTTTGCTCGTTGGTAATTTTACCTTCAGCAATAGCTTTGTCAATGAAAGATGTAATTTCTTTCTGCTCCAAAGCAGCTAGCTTCTCTTTGTAAGTATCAACTGCTTTCTCAAGTGCTTCAACTTTAGTTGCTGCATTCTCTAGCTCATTGATATGAGCTAAAATTGCGTTGTCGTCTGCCAAATTTGCAAATGATGCAACGCCCTTTAACTGGTCTTTTAACGTCATTTCATTATCATTTAAAGGCTGTTCGAGCCTGTTATTAAAATAGTTGTATATTTCCTCGGTTGTAGATGCTTTTACATCTTCACCTTTCATGTCATAAATGCCATCTATTAGCTTCATTTCTAAAGCTTCTTGTGCGCTAATCCAATGGTCTTTTTCATCGAAATATTTAGCGACAATTTCCTCCTTGTTTTGCCCTAAACGACCTGCAATCATTGATGCAAGATCATTCTGCAAACTTTCAACTAGGGTTGCAGTTTCTCTGAGCTCAGAAGCTTTGCCATAAGCACCAGCACTAACAGCGTGAAGCATGAGCTTTGCGTAAGGTGACATATAAAGAGGCTTTCCACACAAAGCAATGATGCCTGCAATACTTGCTGCAACACCATCTATATACATTGTTATATTGGCTTTGCTGTTACGAAGTGCATTGAAAATCGCCATGCCTGAAAAGACATCGCCACCAGTGCTATTAATGCGTACATCAATCTTGTTGTACATCTTCTCTAAAGCAAGTAATTCGGACACTACTCTCTCTGAATCTACTTGCTGATTTGCACCGACATTTCCATATAAAAGGATTGCGACTTCTCCATCTCCTGGGATGGTGTTAAAAATGCTGCTATTTGTCATTTTCGTTTGTAAATTTTTTGCAAATATAAAGAGCACTTTTCGATAAAAAAAACGGCTTTTACATGATTGCGCCACGTTTGTATATCATTACAAATCAAATAGATACAATAAATAAAGCGTTTTTATTTCAGTAAAAAATATATGAACTTTGCACTACACATTATTAAACGAATTACAATGGCAAAAGACAACAGTTTAAACAAAAAAAGTATTGCGCAATCGCTATATCTTGATGGCAACTATACGCAAGAAGAAATTGCAGAGAAAGTTGGAACAACCAGACAAACGATTGCAAGATGGGCAGAAAAAGGAAAGTGGCAGGAAATAAAGGCTTCAAAGACAATCACACCAGAGCAAATCATTTCGCAATGGAGTTATCAAATTGTTGAAATCAACAACAATATTATTTCACGTCCACCAGGTGAACGATTTGCAACGACACAAGAAGCAGATGCACTTGCGAAGATTGCAGGAGCTATCAAGAAACTAGAATCAGACATTGGAGTGCCAGACTGCGTGTCTGTCGCAATGCGCTTTCTTTCCTGGTTAAGACCTATCGACATTGATAAAGCAAAAGAGTTCAATAACTTGTTTGATGCTTTCATTAAAGATCAAGCAAATAACAAAAAGTAAATATGGTAAAATGGACAGATAAGCAAGCCCTTGCTATATGGGAAAAGTACAATAAAGGACTTGCAAAAAATATAGATATAGACGAATCTCTATCTCGCTATGATATTGATAAAATGCGTGATAGACTGGAGAAAGACCCAGTAGAATGGATAAAATACTTCTTTCCAAGTTACGCAAAATACGAATTTGCCCCCTTTCACATCAAAGCAATTAAACGCCTTATTGCTAATGATGAGTGGTATGAGGTTCTATCATGGTCTAGAGAGCTAGCAAAGTCAACAGTTGTAATGTTCGTATTGATGTATCTCACACTCACTAAACGCAAGAAGTTTGTTGCTCTTGCAAGTGCTACAATTGATGCTGCTGTACGTTTGTTGACGCCTTACAGAATCAACTTTGAAAATAACCCTCGCATACAGCAGTTTTATGGGAAGCAACCAGTCCTTGGACAATGGACAGATAGAGAGTTCACTTGCACTTGTGGTGCTAAATTCATTGCCATTGGTGCTGGTTCTGCGCCTCGTGGTATGCGCAACGAATCTATTCGTCCTGATGTTATCTATATGGATGACTATGACACAGACGAAGATTGCAGAAATCCTGTAACGCTCAATAAAAAGTGGGATTGGATGGAAAAGGCGTTATATCCTACACGCTCTATTTCTGAACCGACATTGGTTATTTGGTGTGGTAACATCATTGCTAAAGACTGTTGTATTACACGTGCAGGCAAACTTGCAAATAGTTGGGATGTCGTGAATATTCGTGATAAAAACGGCAAAAGCACATGGCCTGCAAAAAACACAGAAGAGCAGATTGATAGAACGTTATCCAAGATTAGTACCAAAGCGCAACAAGGCGAGTACTTTAACAACCCAGTATCAGAAGGGAAAATATTTAAAAACCTTGTATATGGCAAAGTACCATCATTAAAAAAGTTTCAATTTCTTATTGGATATGGCGACCCTGCTTATTCTGATTCAAAGAAGAAAGGAAGTTCTACAAAAGCCTTGTGGCTTATTGGAAAGTTAAAAGGCGTGTATTACGTTATAAAAGGCTTCCTTGCACACGAAACAAACGCCAACTTTATTGGTTGGTATTTCGAGCTCGATAAATACGTTGCAAAGAAGACCAATGTTTATTGGTATATCGAAAACAATAAACTGCAAGACCCCTTTTACCAACAGGTTTTTAAACCGCTACTTCGTGATGAATGTGCAAAGCGAAAAACGCAGTTATTTATTCGTGAAGACACACGAAAAAAGACAGACAAAGCAACTCGTATAGAGGCTAATCTTGAGCCCTTAGATAGACTTGGCAGCATCATCTTCAATGAAGAAGAAAAAGACAATCCACACATGCAAGAACTTATCAATCAGTTTAAGCTCTTCGAACTTTCAATGCCTTATCCTGCAGACGGATGCGACGCTGTAGAAGGCGGTGTGACGATGACGGACACCAAGACGAACGAACTCGAACCAGTTTATACCATTGATTACAATGAATTGAACGAAAATAACCCTTATACAATTTAAGTTATGCAGAACTTTATATCACTTGAAGATTACGATGCTTCAATCCATCGTGAAATCCTCGACAGCCTTTTAAGACAAGGCACATCGGATTATGATCCACAAATAATAGAAATATGCGAGGATAGAGCTATCTCTGAAATGAAAAGCTACCTCAACAAAAAATATGATTGCCAGGCAATTTTTTCACAGACAGGTGAAGAAAGACATCCTCTCATCTTGATGTTTGCGCTAGACATTACAATTTACCATATCTTTTGCCAACACAACCCTTACAAGATGTCTAAAATTAGAGAAGACAGATACGAAAGAGCAATAGAATGGCTTAAGGGTGTGATGAAAGGAGATATTACAGTTGAAGGAGCACCTTTGCTACCTTCAGATGAACTTTCAGACAACTCGAATTGGCAAATTAAAAGCGAAGAAGTTAGACCAGTATTTGATTAATCGTTATGAAAAAAACTAAGAATAAAATTATACAAGGTGGATATATTTCACAACCAGGATTAAGACAGCCAGACGTTGTTCTTCAAATGCCTGAACTCTTTCATTTTAATCTTGAAACTTACATGAATTCAGTCAATGCTGCAAAAAGCATTGATTTCTCAAATCGTGTAAGGCTGTACGATATGTACGAGAGTGCAGCGTTCGACTTACACCTTTCAGGTGTCATGGCTAAACGCTTACGTGGCGTGACACAGATACCCATCGAATTTCAGCGCAATGGAAAGCCAGACGACACCATTAATAAACAGTTGCGCTCACCATGGTTTAAAGAGTTACGAAAAGAACTTATATTATCGGAGTTCTGGGGATTCTCTCTATTACAGCTATATGTAGGAGAGGACCAAAACATCCACTTTGAAAGCATCAACAGGAAGCATTACAACCCAATTAAAAGGAAACTACTTCGCTTCCAAGGTGATATGGACGGAGTCCCTATTGAGAACTTCCAAAATATGCTTTTTATAGGTAGTGATAGGGGCTTAGGCATATTTGCTGAAATCCTACCTGCAGTGCTTTACAAAAAAGGAAATATTGGTGACTGGGCGAGATTCTGCAATATCTTTGGTATGCCCATTCGGGAATATACATATGATGCAGGAGACGAACAAGCAAGAAGAAAATTAATACAAGACGCAAGAAGTCAAGGTTCAAATGCCGTGTACATTCATCCCAAAGACAGCGATTTAACGCTAATTGAAGCAGGTAATAAGACAGGTTCAAGTGAACTCTACAAAAGTTTTGCAGAGTACTGGGATGGTAAAATATCTATCAGAGTTCTAGGAAACACCCTAACAACAGATGTTGGCAGTTCAGGAACTCAAGCATTAGGAACAGTCCACAAGGAAGAAGAGAACGAAATGAACGCAGATGATAGAGAGTTTATTTTGGACATTCTCAACTATCAGATGAAAGACCTTTTCAATGCTCTTGGTTTCAACACAGATGGTGGCGAGTTCGTCTATGCGAAAAAAGACAAAATAGATGTTGCTCAGCAAATCGACATCGTTCAAAAGTGCAGTAATATGGGTTTACCCATCGGAGACGATTATTTGTATGACACTTTCGGAATTGAAAAACCAAAGGATTACAACGCACTAAAAGAGCAAAAGAATGCAGAAAAAGAAGCGTTAAAAGCTGCACTTAATTATAGTAAAGAGGAGGAAGAAAAAGGGAATTCAAACGACAATAAAACTTCATTTAAACAGCGTTTAAATAGTTTTTTTGGGATAGCCCCAACAAAAGGGGCAAAAGCCAACACTATAGACTTCTAGTTGATGAACTCTATTATGGAAAGAAGTGTTCATGCCACATCCACTTTGATAATATAGATAGTGGTGTTAAGTTCGATTTAGACGTGCTCGACGAGTTCGTGAATGCCATATATGGAGGTTTCGATGTTGAGAACTCCATAGAGCCTACAATGTGGCAGGAGCTTACAAAGATAATGAACGAAGCCACGGCTAAAGGTTTATCAAAAGGCGAATTCTCAATTGATCACAATAGAGATTTTTTGAATGCAGTAAAGCATGCAAATGAAGTCTTTGCAGCCTTTAAAACACACGCAATGGGGAAAAGCATGGCTTCAAAATTGCTAGACGACAACGGCAAATTAAAGCCCTTTGATAAGTGGATGAAAGATATATCTTCTATATCTTCTCACCACGTCGGCTCATGGCTAAAAACAGAATATAACACAGCCGTTCTTCGAGCTCATAACGCAGCGGATTGGCGTTCATTTATAGAAAATAAGGACATAATGCCTAACTTGCGGTGGATGCCTACCACTTCACCAGATGCAGAAGCCGTGCATCGTGGCTATTGGGAGAAGAAATTAACCTTACCTGTTGAACACCCATTTTGGAACAAACATCATCCAGGCGACAGATGGAATTGTAAATGCTCTCTTGAGTCAACGGATGATCCAGCATCGCCAGATGATATTCTTGATGATCTTCCAATTGAACCAGCACAGCGAGGATTAGAAAACAATCCTGGAAAGGATGGCAAAATGTTTAATGATACTCATCCTTATTTTCCAAAGAGCTGCAATCAATGTAGTTTTTACAAGAATAGAGGGTTTAAAAATAAAGTGAAGACATGGTTTAGCAATCATGAAAAGGATTGCTATAAGTGCAATTTTATAAATAAAGAATTACAATATAAAGATGCAGATTTTTTTAGAAAAAGACAATATGAATATCAACAGTTGAAAAGTAATCCTGAATACCGAGATGTACAATTTGACAAAAAGACAGGAGGAATAAAAGCCACACACATTGGACACATAACTCATGAAGGTGCAAGAGCTGAACGTTTCTTCGAAGGTCTAACATCATCTGACCTAGAAAAGGAATGCATGAATCAATTATTTAGAAACGGGCATAAAGTTTTATTTTGTAATGAAACTTTAAGAAGACGAGGTCAACAGCTACCTGCACTAGATATGGAACTTGATGGAAAGGTTATGGATATACGTTCAGTCACAGGCAGAGGATGGTATTCAAACATATTCGTTAGCAAAAACGAACAACTATATCGCTATAATAACAGAGAAGATGTAACAGAGAAATCAGATTCTCTTTGTATGTATTTCCACGACAGCTCATTGTATAATGAAGAAAAAATGAGAAGTTCTATATCAATGTTTAAATATAGACGTGATAATGATGGAAATCTACTCAGCAGACAACTAAAAAATGTTTACTGTGTAATAAAAGGAAATGCGAAAATAAAAAAGTTTGAGATATAAAAAAAGTCGGGTTTCTCTAGGAACACCCCGACGCGCGACCAACTTCAAAAATCAATCTTGAAATTAATCACTGCAAAGATACGACTAAATTAAATACAATCCAAATAAAATGCAAGAAAAATGTCAATATCACCCAAAGAAATTGCTTTTATCATATCAAAATGCCCTGAAGAGATAGCAAAAGCAGCGCAAAACGAGCTACCTCGCAAGGCTGCCATAATTGCAACGAACCACTTTAAAAACAACTTTAGACAGGGTGGTTTTACCAACAATGGCAATCAAAGTTGGGCTACAACGGTTCGACAAAGGTATGGAAGTCGGTATAAGCCTTTGACTTCAGGAACTGACACACTTATGCGAAGTATTTCTTCGCAAGTTTTGCCTGGCACTGTTATCATCAGCAATCCGCAACCATACGCTAACTATCATAATAACGGAGCCACGATAACAGTTACACCCAAAATGAAGAAGTTCTTCTGGGCAAAAGCTTACTCCATTGCAGGACAGAAGAAAGGAAAAGATAAAGACAAAAAAGCAAAGATGAGTTTTGACGCAATGCCACCAGAAGCAAAAATGTGGATGAGCCTTGCACTCACAAAAAAGAAGACACTAAAAATCCCACAGCGAAGATTTATAGGTGAGAGTTACGAACTCAATCAGAAGTTAAGAGAGATGATAGAAAAGAAGTTAAACGAACTAAAAGAAAAAGCATATGGAAGAACTAATTATTAATTTGATTGAGGAAATAAATAAGAACATTCCTCAACTATCACTGGTAGATGAAGATTACGGACAACTCGACGCCATCGATGATGAAAATAAAGACATGTACCCACTGACATATCCTGCAGTTCTTATTGACGCATCAAGTTGTCAATGGAGCAATTTATCGGACTTAAAACAAGAAGGAGAGTGCACAGTTATAGTTAAGCTTATTATGGATTGCTATGATGACACTCACAGAAATTCAAAAACGATTGATAGAATTATGCAACGTGAAGATTTAAGAAAAGCCTTGCATAATACACTGCAAGGCTTTCGTCCAAATAACGATGGCGCACTGATACGCACATCTAGTAGATATACAACGATAAATCATGGGATAAAGCTATATGAATCTACATACACATGTAGAGTTTCAGAAGCTATTCAGCAAAAAAGGAGAGTTCAGAAGTCTTCGCTTTCGTTCGACGTGAAGGTCTAAAACCTTGATAACGGCTATTTTTTATAGTCTTTCCATCAACCGTAGCACCCTCCACAAGCATGCGTTTAATAATTCTTAGCGTGGTTGCTTCGCTTAAAAAGAATTCATCAAAGGCTAGTTTGCGGATGGTGTCGTCGAATCGAAGGCGTTGCACCTCGCTCCAGTAGTAATATCGCTCAAACAACTTCTTATCTCGAAGTTCAATGAGATCTTTATCTCGACCTTTTGCCATAAGTGCAAATATACAAAATCGAATCATAAAACCAAACAATAACATATAGTTTTATCTGTAATAATGAAAATTTGGGTATTACCCAGAGAATACCCAGCTTATCTTTTACACCCTTTAAAGCCTATAAATAAAGCCCCTAAACGGCATACAACTTTATTTCCAATAATGCAAACTGGGTATTACCCAAAAAATACCCAATTCTACTTGCAGCAATAAAAAATGGGTATTACCCACGTAATACCCACATTCATTTATTCTTACCTTTAAAGCCTATAACCTACAGAATGATGGTTCTATTTTTGTCCAGACACCCTTATCATTCAACAGGAAGAAATAGTAGTTAAGTGCTGTTTTTTGAACAACGTTACTTTCCTTAAACAACGTCATTATCTCTGCATATTCGTTATCGAACTTATCTTCTAAAGCGTATAGCTTTGATATTGATTTGTAATCTAAATCACCTGCTTTGTTGCGCTCTAAAAGCGTCATAGCAAGTTGATACATTGGATCAGCAGTGCCTTTATCGGTTTTCTTTGCATACTCCTCGAGGTATTTTACAAGTCTTTCTGCTGCAATATTTGCACGTTCATCAAAGCCTTTTACACTATTCGAAGAAACTTCCAATTTGAAAGAGCCATTTACAAGTGTAAAGTTGCGCTGCTCACTTTTGCGAAGTTGTCCGTATTCGCTCATCACCTCCTTAAAGGATTCGCACTCTTTATTTAACCAGTCTTTAAAAAGTGCTACATCTGTTGCTACAGCTAATAGCTTTGATTCAACTTGTAGAAGTAGTTCTTTTCTCAAAGCTTCGTAAGCGTTGCGCTTTCCTACACGTTCTTGCTTTTCTTCGTTCTGCAACTCTTTTAGTAGTTGCTTCTTTTCTTCTGCAGTTAAACCTGCTAACATTGATTTATTTTCCATTTAATTATACTTGTTTTGATTGTTAATATTGTTCTTTTTATTTGCGTTCTCTCTGATGATCACAATTTGAAGTTCTTGTAAGATGTCTTTCTTTCTAGCTTTAAATCCACCCTTTGAAAGAATGCTGTATAACTTTTTTCTCACTGCCACATGCTCCATTATGTTTAAGAACCTGAAGAGCTTCCCTGCAATTCTTTTCGAAAGACAAATCGCATCAACTTTATCCCAGTTAGTCGTGTCAACGTTGAACTCCTTTTGCAAAAGCTTTAATGTTGCACTTCGCTCTTTTCTTATCTCCTCCTTTATTCCTACAATATCCTCAAGTTGATTTATCAAAGTGAAATATTCTCGATCATCAATCTCTCTTAAGCTAGTTGTTCTTCCATCGGTGATGCGTGATATAATAGCTCGCTTATATTCTTCTTGTTCTTCTTTATCTGTGTAGATGTAGCGAAGAAGAAAGTAGAAATACTTGTAATTATTTATCTTTTTCATTCTCTAATTCTCTCTAAATCTAATTACAGCCATTGTCACTTGGTTTCTTTTAATCTCGATGGAGTACTCGTCCTTATCTTCGCAAATCTCTGCAGTGAGATTGGTTTTTTCGTTCAAAACTGTTCGCTTTTTTATTGCAAGAAGTTCCTCATTCATTTCAGCGCAAAGGGTAATCCATGTAAAGCTTTCATTGCTTTTAGAAGTTATAAAACGAAAATATTGCTCTAGTAGCTTAATCCACTTTGGATGTTTCTTTCCGCATCTCGTTTCAAAATAAAATTTACCTTTCATATTGCGATAATTTGTAGTCTACATAAACTTGACGTGCAACAGTTAAAGTGTCATTCACGCTATTTTTTAAACTCTCAATAGGAATCAAAGGCAACTCGTTGTGGCAAACATACAAAGTGCCATTGTATTCTGTTATTTGAATTGCCACTTTTGCATCATTGCAAACTCTATTCTCAAGTTCAATTCTTCTTGTCTTTTTCTCATTTTCGCAAGTAGTTCTAAACCAACTTGCAATGTTTGTTAAAATATTTTTCATCTTTACTTATTATTTATTTGTTGTTTCCACTCAATTGTCACCACTGCATCTAGAACTCCAGTTCCTCCACACATTGAGCAAGGTTCTTTCACTGGTTCATTATACGAGTTGTGCGACCAAAAAAAACCATTACCCTGGCATCTATTGCAAAAGTGATTTTGACTTACCACTTGTTCCTTTGCAACCGTCTTGCGGTCTTGGTTTAATCTTACAACGCCTGCAATACTTGTAGGATTGGAGCTACCTGGATAACTAGGCGTTGTTAAATTAATTATTGCACTTACTTTACTCATCGTTGTTGTTTCTTTTAAATTTCGAATATTCCATCATCACACTCTAAAGTTTTTACTGATATATATATACGAACTTTGGAATTTTCTTGGATATTCAAACTTTTCCTTAATTCTTTGTTGGTTCTCAGATTTTCTTTACAAATACTCCTAAAGCTTTCCATCACTTCTTTTTGTAGTTGTTTATCACCATCTTCATTAACTACTCCTGTGGTTTTACTTACTTTAAAAGTTTTGCCATTTGTCTTAACGCTTATAGTCGCTTTAAACCTACATAGCAAAGGCTTTGGTTGTTCTTTATTCTTCATTGTCTATCTCGTTTTTCTTTTCAACTGCAATTTTATTTCCATATCTTATCGCTCCTTCGTCCCAAACGACAAATCCGCCACCGCCTGCAGTTTCTTTTTCACGACCAGAGCAAAGTGCCATAAAGCCAGACACTCGAATCTTTACGCCTGCTGCATATCTCAATCTAACTGCATCTGCACCCATTGGACGACTTTTATACTCTTGCGAAATGAAAATAAAGCTTTTCTTATTGAACTTTTCTATCAGTTCCATAGCGTCTTGGTAGGTCCAATTTGCCATCTGAAAGCTATCTATAATAATGAATCGAGGACTTTTAGGCTTAGATAATCTTTCTTTCAACAGGTTTATATCAGGATCTTCTATGATGCTTAATTTTCGTCCAACAGAGTTCATCTCAAACATCTCAAGTCTTCGTTGAAACGACTGCCTTATACCTTCTTCTGCACTTACATAGAGTGTCTTTCCATATTCACAAAACTTTTTTGCTAATTGCATCACAAAAGAACTTTTACCTTGTGCAGATGCTCCAGAGATAAACCAAGTTTCATTCATAGCTGGACGTCCGAATGATTCTCGCCATTGTCCATTCCATTTGATAACTTCATATTTCTTCTGTGAAACTTCACGAGGATTATACGCTCTTATTTGCTTAGTCATCTTTTTTCACCTCCAGCTTTTAATCGTTCAATGAACTTATCTGCAGCCTTTTCGCTAAATTCCAAAACTCTCTCTATAAATGTATCTGCAACGTCATCGGGTTTTACTGCCATGTCTACAATGGTTTTTGTAAAAACATCTTTCATCACTTCATACTTGCGTCGCTCATAATCAATCAACATGTGTGTAGGTTTCTTTTTCATTGAATTTCTTTGCTCAGCAAACTTTTCCTGACTTGTCTCTAATATCTTATTAGTATGCTTTACTTCTGCGTAAATACCCTTTAAAGCATTCTCCATTTCCATTTCAAATATTTTCATCTCACTTACTTTTAAATTGTTCTTAATTTTTCTATTTCAGTATAAACACGTCTTAATCCTCCTTGTGTCTTCAATACGATTGCTTTAATGTCTGTTCCTTCAGGGGCGTTTAACTTCGCTACAATGTGTGCTTGCTCTCTCAAGAACTTCTCTCTTTCTTTGCCATCGTCTGGTGTCACTTTGGAATATCTATCACCATAACGTGAAAGCATCTCAGTATAGCCTACTTTTTTACACTCAATAGAGCGGTTTATCTTTTCTTTTAAACCATCTGCACCCATCATATACCAAGCGCAACAGCGTTCAGTTGCATTCCACAAAGCTTTAAGTTCTAAGAAGGCTTCGTACTGCAAATCTCCTGCTTCATCTAAAATAATCAGAGGCTGATCAATACTGCGAAGGTAAAAAACAAGATCATCGTACACATCGCTATATCGTCCATTGCTATTCACACCAAACTCTTTAGCTATCTTTCTAATTAGTTTTAGCTTTGTTTTTACCTGTGAGCAATCGATATATACTGCATTCTTATGGCTTGAAGCGTATAGGCGAGCTGTAAATGTCTTTCCAATATTTGGAATATCGCAAAGTATTCCACTTGTACAAGAGTTCTGTGAAAACTCTAGCTGTGCCATTATATAAAGATATGTAGGTGTTTTAGCCGCTTTCCATTCAATCTTTGAACGCAATTCTACATCTAATCTTCTTGCTATTGCAATCCAACTAGCATCACTCAAAACTTTGTCTGTTTGTCCGTTTTTCACTGCGCTATACACAGCGGTATTAATACCTAGTGCTGCTGCGTGCTTTGCGTCGCTTGGATAATTTTCACGATTAGCTTTTATAGCTTCGATAATTCGTATTTTTATATCGTTTGTAATCATATTAAAATAGAGTTTAAATGTTATTTGAACGTTGTTTAATGGTCTTCTAATCCTTTTTTTGCATAGTCTTGTGCCCAAGAACTACCTAAGTAATTATTGTAGTCTTCATCATTATTGGAGATTGGCGTTTCTACTTCGAGGTCTTCCACATCTTCCACATAGCTATCTCTTTCTTTCAACACACCTACATGATTAATAGCGTTATTCTTTAGATAGTTATTAAAAGAGGCAATCTTCTTTTGCTGTTTCAAGAATATAGCTTTATCCTCTTCTGTTTGTTCTGCGTCTGCAGTGTTGAATGTGCCTAAATTCTCCAATTTATCAACCAACATGTCATTTTGATAAATGAACACTTCGCTATATTTACCTTCTTCATCTGGAATGTAATAAGCATCCACCTTCATGTTGTTTGGTGCAAGTTTTTCAAGAACGCTTGTGTCGCTGAGCCACCAGTCTTGATGATCAACCCTGCAATAGCTGTTTCTTCTGATGCTCGTTTCCACCTTTTCACCAATATATCTTGCTAAAACAGCTTTATTAATTGGTTGAAGTGTAGGGTTGATGTTTGCCTCAAAGACCTGCCAGCGTGTCATTCCTTTATACTTCTTTTGATTTGGGTGAAGAGAATTATTCCATTCCATCACATCGCAAGCATCCTCTAATATTAGTTGCTCCCAGGTGTAATATTCTTTATCCTCGTATGAGTCATTACTTGCATCGCTTATCTTCTTGCTTTCTGTACGCCATTTGCCTTTTCCATAAAAGCGTCCAATGCCTAAGTGGTTGCGGTGTTCAACTGCTTTCTTTTTTCCACCATTCATTGGTTCTGCATACTTTTCTTGCGAGTTTTGAGGAGCACAGAAGTGCACGAATGGAAACATCACATCAGCTTTTAGGAAGTTGTCCTTCCATTGTGTCATCAAGTGATTTTCAACTTCCACCTGTGCTGGAGTTCCCCAGCCGTGCCTGTCTAATAGTCTAAACATACTTCTAAAGCACTCTATTACGATGTCAGTTGTTTTATAGCGATTGTAAGCAAATCCAACTACACATTGACTTGCAACGTCATAAGCGTAATACGCTTTTGGTCTAAGTTTTGTGTCTTTTAGCTTACGTGGCAAATCTCTATCGTCAAAGCTGACTTTTGAAAGAGAGAACTCTGGTGCATGACGATGAACGTGTGGTGCATTTTCATGCATAAAAGATGTCCAGCTCTTCAATTTATGCTCAATCAAAACCTTATTATTAGGTTTATTCATGTAGAAGTTTATGGTTGCTTCGCTCAATTTTTTAGGTTCGCCTTTCTTGTCTACAAAGTCTTCTGGGTTGAACATTTCACCAGTTGAGGGGTCGAAAGCTTCAATTTCGCCACAAACGAAAGAAATATACATGTCGTACACCTGCTTTGCAAATGGTTGATTACCCTGTATCGCTAAACCAAGAATTAACTGCTCTGTTTTATAGTCTACACGTCTAGTATTTTGATTACCAAACTTTCCACTTATTAAGCATTTATAGCCTTGCTTCTTAAATTCGTTCACTTTCTTTCGAAAGCGAATAACACTTGAAGGCAGCGTGTGATTAAATTCCTTTTTAATCAAATCTAGGCATTGCGTCATCATCGCCCAGTCGTACCTTTCACCCATCACTTGGTGCTGCGCTTTTGCATTGTTATAAAGTGATATTGCACACTGAATTACACTTGCATTATTGGTGTATTCTAAGATGTGCTTTTGTGAAAGTTTTGCGCCACATAACTCCTCGTCTGAATAGAAATTGTAAGCGTTTCTATCGTAGATGTAGTTATCTTTTATCCATTTCACAAGGCGTGTTATTTCGATGTTTGGATACCACTCTCTAACAGCTTCTTTCATGTCAGATGGAAGACTATCAACCGCAACCAAAGCGTAATTACCTAATCCACGAGCATTTCGTACAACACAAAACTTCTTTCGTGCAGCCATCTGTTTATAATTTGGCTCACTTAGCAATCCACGCTCAATTAATTCTTTTGAAGGGATGCAAAGTTTATCGTTGTAATATTCTATCATTATTATAATCTTTGGACGTTAGTATAATCTCTTAAATGTGGGCGAATTTCATCTTGAAGCTTTTCCAATTCTGCAATAAGTGGGGTTTCTATTTCTTTTATTAGTTTGCCTTGTTTGTAAAGTCTTGCTTTGTCTCCACTAATGCGTATCTCTCTATCTGCAGGAAAAACTTGCACAATTGTTTTATCGTGAAAGTGAAGAGTTTCCATCTCCACGCAATCGCCATTCATGATAATTCCACCATGTCTTAATGCGTCTTCTCTAATTCGCTTTGCTGTATCTGTAAATCCACGACCTTTGTCACTTGAATATGTCAATGCGTTATACACTGTGCGAGCATTAACTTTATAAACACGCACCAAACGCTCTCTTTCTGTATCTGATACTACTATATATCTTTTCATATTTATTCTAGTTATAGTTTTTTTTACTAATTTTATAGGCAAATTTAAATTATCAACAATATGGATAAATATATTTTTAAAGCTCTAATTACAATTCATCTAGAGTCTTTTTCAACAAAGAAGAATGAGCAGATTCTACAATCTTTTTTTGAAGGGCATTTTCTACCTTGTTTAAAACATCTTCAAATTCAATACGAACAGGAATTTTCATATTATTATCCCGATGAAGAAGCTGAGATAAAAGGTCTAGAGAATGTGAAGTTAAATATTTATTTGAAGCGTGAGTGTAAACGATTTCGTTCAGTTTTTGCTTTATCTCAATTAATTCTTGCTCTAAGAGATTTATTTGATAGAGCAGGAGATATACAGATTCAATGCTTTCTTGGCGATCCTTTTTTAAAAAAGGAGTAACGATTCTCTGTTGTTTTCTTTTTCTTTTCATTTTTTCTTAGTTTTATTATTGGGGGCTATTTTCAAGCCCCCTTTTTGTTATTAAAAATTATTTCTATTATATTTATAATGTGTAATTCAATATTTTTCGCTATATTTGGGGCGTGTTGTATATTGAACACGTTGCAAAGATATAGTTAAAATTTTAACCACGCAAATAAAATGGAGGAAAAGTTAACCATAAAGGAGAAAATTTTTACCTTTCTTGAATATAAAGGCATCAAAAAAGTAGACTTCTTTGATGCTACAGGCATTAGTGATAGTAATTTCAAAGGGAAAAATCTCAAAAGTCAACTTGGAGGAGATATGATAGTTAAAATATTGACTATATATCCTGATCTGTCAGCCGAATGGCTTCTTACAGGAAGAGGAAGTATGCTCAAAGAAACTCCAGAGAATAACAATTTATCAAACTTAGAGGTTGTGAAGTCACACAAACCTAAGTATATTGAAAAAAAAGAAGACGTGCAGGATATTCCTTTATTCAATTTTAAGGCATCTGCAGGAATTAAAGAAATTCTAGGACCATCTTCTAACGATTTTTTGATAGATACAATTAGAATACCTGATATGCCAAAGTGCGATGGAGCTATAAAAATTATGGGTGATTCCATGATGCCAAAGCTAAAACCTGGTGATATCATCATGTATAAAGAAATGCCTTTAAATCTTCAGGACTTATTTTACGGAGAAATGTATCTCATATCTTATGAGATTGATGGAGATTACTATGTTGTTGTAAAATATATCAGAAAATCTGAGAAAGGAGAACCATTCATTACATTAGCATCAGAAAACCCAGAGCATGCATCTAAAGATATAGAATTTGGTAGAATTAACGCCCTTGCGCTTATTAAAGGATATATAAATGTAAGTTCTATGGGATAACGAAGCGTTTGCTTTGTTCTTTGAAAGATGCCTTGCCCCCACAAAATACGCCCTTTAGAACACCCCAAAATACCTGTAAACTATTGATAATCAAGTATAGAAAACTTTTCAAAAGTGCATAAAAAGGGGGTATTATGCCCCCCCCTATATGTATGTATTTGCTTAGATTATCTTTAAAAGTGGTATTTACCCCCTCCCCCTATTAGGGGGTATTTTGCCGAGTTTTGTAACCCCTAACTTTTATTTTTGTAACCCCTAACTGTAACCCCTAATGTAACCCCAAACACATTTTTAGCCAAAAAACCAACAAAAAAGGTAGCAAAATGCCACCTTTCTTCGAATATTGTTTAAATACGCTTTTAATTGCGTTTTAAGCCCCTTTTATTCACTCCGTGTTACTTCCTTTTCTCTTGCACGTTATAAGCCTATTTTGCTGAATTATAGCACGTTTGCTCACTACTGTACCTCCTCCAGATAAGCCTGCGTGGAGCAAATAATTCTTAGTAAAACCTATCTGTTGCGGTGTAAATACCTCAAATACGGCACTAATGCTTCCAAAGTACCAATCTTTACGCTTTACACCATCTAATCCTACTATCAAATGTACATGTATTACCTTTGTCATATTTAGAATGTTTTTATACTGCAAATATACCAAATAATATGTATATAGAAGAAATTACGAATATTTATTTTACGAAAAGAGCAAAAAAAAGAGGGTAAAACACCCATTATTGAAGCCTGCTCTGGTCCTATGTTACATTTATGTTTCAAATCCTGAAGTTATTAAAGTGTGTCTGTACTATAAATGTTACATAAATGTCATGAGTTTTTACCCATCGTTTTTTTGGCTCGAACTTATAAAACACGTCTAACTTATTGATAATTAAGGATCTATATTTATTTTATTGAAGATTTATAAAGTTACGCATTGTTCTGGGGGTGGTAAAAGAAAGTATATTTTTTGCCGTTTCATTCTATTTTTCTATTTTTGCATTGATAAA